AGAATACCCAACAAAGAAGTGTTCTACATTACTTCAAGTTATCGTGCTGCCAAGATGATTGTGTGGAAACCTTTAAAGAGAAGACTGTTGGACCTGCGTTGGGTTAAGAAGATCAACGAATCGGAACTGACAATACTGTTGAAGAATGGCAGTCAAATCAGTTTAAAAGGGGCAGAGAATCCAGACAGCCTGCGTGGTGTCAGTCTCTACTACTGTGTAATAGATGAGGCTGCTGATGTTGATCCAGACCTTTGGCCAGAGATTGTTAGACCTGCATTGGCAGACCAACAAGGACATGCAATGTTTATTGGAACACCCAAGGGCAAGGGCAATTGGTTGTTTGACCTTTACAATCAAAAACAAACCTATCCAGACCAATGGGCCAGTTGGCAATACACCACAGTAGATGGCGGATTTGTTCGTCCTGAAGAAGTTGAGGCTGCTAGATCTGACATGAGTGAACGTCAGTTTAGACAGGAGTTCTTGGCCACATTTGAAACCTATGAGAATAGAATTGCTTGGAACTTTGATAGAGAAACCAATGTAAAAGAATTGAAGAACCCAGATGTCAGTATAATACATGTTGGACTTGACTTTAACGTTAATCCTATCTCGGCTACAGTTGGTGTTAAATCGGGCGATGACATGTATATTATAGATGAAATCTCAATCTCCGGCAGCAACACTGATGAACTGGTTGAAGAAGTTAGACATAGGTATCCACGCAGCAAGGTATTTGTTTATCCAGACCCATCGGGTTCAAGACGTCAAACCTCCAGCAGCGGAAAGACAGATCATATTATTTTAAGCAATGCTGGATTCATAGTCAAGAGTCCAAACAAGCATGACCCAGTTAAAGATAGAATCAATGCTATCAATGCACGTTTTAGAACAGCGGATGGTAATTTGCATTTGTTTGTAAGTCCACGCTGCCGGCACACCATTGAAAGTCTTGAGAAATACACCTACAAAGAAGGCACACAGGTGCCAGACAAAGACTCAGGCTATGACCATATGTTTGATGCCCTCAGTTATAAAATTGCATACCTGTGGCCCATTCGTCGAAGCGTAGATCCAGATCGTGTTCAACCCACACGCTGGGGTGTTGCTTTGGCGTAAATTCAGGTGTTTTGAACTGGTTTAGAACCAAACAGAATAAATATATTAGATTGCAATCACAAAGGAACAGACGCCAATGGACGCTATACAAACCATTAAGAGCGAGATTGATAAGTATCTCTCGTCAAATGATCTTTACAATACCTACAAAAGACAGTGGAGATACCTATTAGAAAGTTTCGTTGGTGGCGATGAATATCGTCGTGCCGGACACCTGGTCCGCTACCAACTTGAGACTGACGCTGAATATGAGAATCGTCTTGAAACAACTCCCCTGCAAAATCATTGTGCCAGTGTTATCAGTGTTTACAACAGTTTCTTGTTCCGCAATCCACCCAAGCGTGAATATGGTAACCTAGCAAGATTTCCAGAATTAGAAGACTTCCTTTGGGATGCTGACCTAGACGGTCGCAGTTTCAATGCGTTTATGAAAGACGTTGCAACCTACAATAGTATATTTGGTCATACTTGGGTATTGGTTGTAAAGCCCAATGTAGGTGCTGCTACTAGAGCAGATGAATTGGCTGCTGGTGTTAGACCATACGTGAGTCTGTTAACTCCCTTAACAGTGTTGGACTGGGAATGGAGTCGCAATCCTAATGGACGTTATGAATTAACCTATTTCAAATACATTGAAGAAGTCAATGGTGATGTAACTGTGGTCAAGGAATGGACCAAAACCACTATCACCACTGCCGTAATTGATGAGAACAGCATTAGTTTTAAGAAGACTGATGAGCCCAATGGACTGGGCTTTATTCCTGCTGTTATTTCCTACAACAAGAGATCAATCATGCGTGGTATTGGTGTAAGCGATATCGCTGACATTGCTGATGCACAAAAGTTTATCTACAATGCTACCAGTGAAATTGATCAAAGCATTAGAATGGATACACATCCAAGTCTAGTAAAGACTCCAGACACAATTGCTGGCACAGGTTCGGGTGCAATCATCCACATGCCAGAAAACATCGATCCAGGTTTGAAACCTTACCTTCTTGAATATTCGGGTGCGGCCGTAGAAAAGATTCTTGCAACTATTAGAGAGACTATTGAGAGTATAGACAAGATGGCAAATACCGGAGCCGTAAGAGCAACTGAAAGTAGAACCGTAAGTGGCGTAGCCCTTGAAACTGAGTTTAGTCTGTTAAATGCACGTCTATCAGACAAAGGTGATGCTCTTGAATTAACAGAAGAACAAATCTGGAACCTATGGGCTATGTATATGAACACTGAATGGGATGGCATGGTTGAATATCCAGACAGTTTCAACATTCGTGACAATCGTCAAGACCTTGATCGTTATCTCACTGCACAAACTGCAAATGTAGGCAGTGAAACATTTAAGCGTGAATTGCAAAAATCAATTGCAAAAGTTGCAATCAGTTCAGATGATGACGTTCAAGCACAAATTGAACGTGAAATTGATTTAGCACCTGTGGGCTCAATGGAATCGGCAGTTGAGGGTTACGCTGAAGATGAAATGAGTCCTGAGGATGAGATGGAAGATGAAATGGAATCAGAGGATGAAGGTTTTGAAGTCCACATAATGATGGATCCAGAATCGGGTGCTATGGAGATTGCAAAGACTGAGGCAGACCACACTAGACTTGCTGCTCAAGGTTGGGTCCACATCTAATGGCAACTCAAGAGGGTATCAATCAACACGATGCACTAATTGAAAGAACTGTAAAAAGTTTTGCTCGTGGAATTGAGCCTTTGTATCGAGATATATTTGCAGGATTAGCAGAGAATCCTCGACCAGACAGAACTGCAATCCTAGCCTTGTTTTTTCCACTAAAGCAATGGATTAGAGAGCAAGCCGGCACTCTAAACACGATTGCGGCTAGTAATCGTGAAATGAATTCGGACGTGCTCTCCGCTGCAAGTTCACCCGAAGAAGCCTCAACAATCTCTGCACTGCAAGCAGAAACAGTTGCCGCAGTGTTGAACCAAGTGGAAAATGAACAACAAAGCATAATCCAAACTCTTGCAATTGCTGCCATTGCTGGTGCTGCTGTCCCAACAATATTAAGAGATCTAAGAAAGTCAATAGAAGTTAGTATTAAGCGTATTGCTCAAACCTTTAGAACTTTAATTAGAAACTTTGACGGTGCTTTTACTTTGATAAGAGCCCGCATAGATCCAACACTGAAATTCCGCTACGCAGGTGGTATAATCCAAACCACTAGAGGATTCTGTGCAAGCCATAATAATCGAATCTATACTCGTAAAGAAATAGAACGGATATGGCGAACTCAGAGTTGGGGTGGCAAAGCCCCAGGCAATCCTTTTATTGTGAGAGGGGGATACAATTGTCGTCATCTATTTGTGCCTGTAAAGGAGAATCAGAATGCCAGTGCGTAAAACTGCGGGTGGTTATAACTATATAATCCATAAAGGGAGTGATGCCACAATGACAGACAATTCATTGGCTACAGGTGATGCAACTGATGCAACAGACCTTCAAACTGATAATCAGGCAACGGCAGAGAAAACTTATACCCAAAAAGAACTAGATGCTATGATGGCTCGTATGAGAACCAAATATGAAAAGCAGTTTAGTGAATTAGGGGATTTGAACGAACTCAAGCAATTAAAAACCAACGCAGAAAAGCAGAAACAAGAAGAAGCCGTAAAGCGTGGTGAGTTTGATAAAGTTCTACAAGATTTCGCTGCTAAAAAGGATGCGGAAATCCAAAAAAGAGATCAAATCATTAAGGAATACCGAGTGAATACACCTTTGTTAAATGCAGCAAGCAAATACCGTTCAGTTAATCCTGAGCAGGTTAAGAGTTTGTTGGCTACTAATGTAAGACTTGGCGTCGAAGGCGAAGTTGAAGTGGTAGACTCAAAGGGCGTGGTTCGTTATTCCGATGCAGGAACTCCATTAGGAGTTGATGATTTAGTAAAAGAATTTTTAGACACAAATCCACATTTTGTAATGCCTGGTAGTTCAACAACAAATACCAAGTCAAATGCTGGAAATACTGTCAAGGTTGAATTTGATCTTGCAAGTTTGGATATGAAGAATCCTGCCCATAGACAACGATACAAAGAGGCCAAGGCAAACGGCCTCGTTTAATGCCTTATAATCCAGGAGACTTAATAAATGGCTAATACTACTTCAATCAACAGTGAATTGTTTACAGCCCTTCTTGCTGAAGCACAATTCCAAGCATACGAGCAGTCAATTGCTCGTCAATTAGTAACTACTTTCGACTTCCCAGCAAACGCTGGTAAAGTTCTTCAAGTTCCAGTTTACGCAAGCGTAAGTGCTGTGGCTCTAACTGAAGGAACTGCACCAAGTGCTGCTGATACTGGCACAAGTTCAGTTGATATCACTCTAAGTGAAATCGGAACCTACTTCAAAGTAACAGACTTCCTACGTGATTCAGCACAGCGTGACGTTATTGCTGATCTTGGTGGTCAAGCAGGTCGTGCAATTGCTGAAAAGATGGACACAGACGTGTTCGCTCTGTTCAACAGTTTCTCAGCAAGCGTTGGAACACAAGATTCGGCAATCAGCGTAGACAACGTGTTCGAAGCAGTTGCAACTCTACGTGCTGCTAAGGTAACTGGCCCACTGTTCGCAGTTGTTGGTCCTCGTCAAGCACTACAACTTAAGAAAGCACTTTACAACGCTGGTGGAACAGTAGCAACTGCTGCTGCACTGGGTTCTGCTGTTCTAGAGCGTGGCTTCATTGGCACCTTAGGCGGATGCTCGATCTTCGAATCAAGCCTAGTAAAGAGCGATCTTGATACCGATGCTGACAGCGAATTGAACATGGTTGGTGCAGTGTTTGCTGCTTCAGCACTGGGTCACGCAATGCGTGGTGGAATCAGCATGGAAACACAGCGTCAAGCCGCAGAACGCAGCACTGACGTTATGATGACTGCTGTTTCAGGTCAGAACATCCTTATCAACAGCCACGGTGTAAAAATCGTAGGTAGTGCTAGCGACTAATCCGGAGAGGTAACAGTATGGCTTTCATAATTGAAAATAATACCGTAATTAGTTTTGCAGAGTATTCAGACTTGGCTGCGAGAGATCAACGCCTGTTTGATAACAATGAAAGCCTTACTGATGATGTTGTCGAACCTCTTTTAATTAGAGCAACTGAGCGAATACTCGCAAAGATTCGTGCAAGTGATTGGTGGGTGAGTTATTATATCCGTAGAGATGTAAGTGGCACACCCATCAACACAGTTGCTGATATCCCAGCATTGGATCCAGACAAGATTGCTGCTAGACAGAATGATTTTGCTGACCTATGTGTTTACACTGCAATGAGTGAGTATATCCTACCATTGATTGCAGACTTTGGCGAAGAAAGAAACGCTGAAGTAGAAAAGATGGGATACTACACTAATAAAGCAGAAAGTCTTCTTATAGAATTACTGACTGCTGGTGATTGGTATGACTTTTCGGGCAATGGAACTATTTCTAGTGCAGAGAAACAACCAGGAAATATCAACCTTAAGAGGGTCAGATGAGACAGGAAGTGCTTGATTACATTCGTGCTTTAAACTTAGGTTCTTACACTGTAAGTGATGAAGTTCCAAGAGTAGAATCAGGCACTCCATTATATCTTAAGAATCCCAAAAGGATTTATGTAGATGTAAATCAATATGCGGAGACTCCACTAATCTCAACTTTGGGAGGATTGGATATCCATACATATACAACATCAGTAACTGTTTACTTCAGCAACGATGCTAAACTATTACCCAATAACTATGATTCATTGGTAGGTCAGTTGATATTCGCAAAGGATATCAATGTTACACAAGGATACAACAGCCGCGAGGCAACAGTATCTACTAGTGTAGAAAATGACTTACTTGTGACTCAAATAGATTACTCGTATACCAAAATTAGATAAAGGAACAAAACACAATGGCATACATTTATCCAGCACCAGGTGTTTCAGGCGTTCAAGCAACTCTTAAATTAAGCATTGCTTCAAACGGTTCAGACACAGGTTACACTGTTCCAGCACTACAAGATGTTACTGTAAATGCTGCGAATGACGTTTTTACTTGGACCCAATTAGACTCGGGTTCTAAACTACAAATTGCAACTACTGCAACCAACTCACTATCAATGAACCTTGTTCTTGATCAAGATGCTTTCTTCGGAAAGAGTTCGGCTACTGCTGGCACTGCTGAAAAAGAAGGTATCTTTGGTCTTTCAACAGACAAGACTTTAGTTGAGTTTGAACTTTACCTAGGCGACACTTCGGCCGCTGCTACCGGTAAAACAATCTCAGGCGTGGGCTATGTAACTGGTCTTGCTCCAACTGTTAGTGCTGACGCACCAGTTTGGGTATCACCAATCACTATCACTGTAACAGGTGACTACACAGTCGCATAAGGGCGTGAGGGCTTAAGGCGAATGAAAGAAGGCTGTTTCGACAGCCTTTTTTTATATCCCGCTAAATATATTAACGACAGGATTTAAAGATGACTGATTTAATAGATTCAAAGACAGATGAAGAGATTTATCAAAGTATAGTAGCAGAGGCTGCTAAGGCAACAGCGGAAACCAAGGATGCTAGAGCCGATATTGAAAAAGTCCAAAAGAGAATACAATTTATTCTCATGTTGGCACACAAGTTGATCGATAGAAAAAAGGATTAAAAGATGAAACTTAAAGCACTTTCAAAGAAACCACAATTGATACGGGCCACAGTTGACAACGAAAAGATTGTTAAAAAGTATGGCGAACCAGTTGAATTTTGGATGTATGATCGTTATGAGATCGACACCTATTTTAAATTAATGAACGTTGAAGAACAGGATTTTATAACCATGAGCCGGGTTGTGAAAGACATGATCTACGACGAAGATGGAACACCGATTGTTGAGGCAGGTGAAATCCTACCCAGCGATCTATTAATGAGTATTGTTACGGAGGTCATCAAGCAGTTGGGAAACCTGCAAACCCAGACTTTAGAAAAATAACGCCAAGCATAAATGCGTGGCTTACACTGGATTTTGTTGCAAAACGTTATGGCAAATTACCCAGTGAAATCGTCGAGTCTGGGAGTAGTATTGATTTGCAAATAGCACAAATGGCTATTGCTTATGAAAACTGGTTGAATCGAAAACACAAGGACAAGAGCGAAGGTAAAATTTCAAACGACTTAACAGCGGA